ATGGGAATACTAGACGACGCAAAACGTGCTATGGGTTTAGGTAAAGCTAAACGGGTTGAGGAACCTAAGCCACGGGCACCCAAGAAATCAGATAAGGAAATTGCCACGGAAAAGGGTGAACCCTGGGTTAGTGTCCTTAGTGTGGAAGTTGATCAGGAAAATCCTGGTAATGGTGCTTTTGAATTAGACTGGAACGAACCTTTTATTAAACTACTTTGGAAAAAAGGTTACCGTGACGAAAATGAAAACGATATGGTAGATCGCTGGTTTCAGGATGTATGCAGACATGTTGTTATGGAAAGTTACGAAAAAGACGCAGCAATGGTTACTCGTAATGATTTAGGTGACGGTAGAGTAGAGTATAAATGATACGAGCAGTTCCTGCTGAATATGCAAAACACTATTTAAATGTAATGGTTGGTAGCTGGGTTTTTAATTCTCTTATCACATTTTTAATACACAATGCTCTGCTCTCTCCTTTTGGATTTTTATTATTAACATTGATAACTGATTGGTGTTGGTGGTTCACATATAAAAGAAGTAAATTATAATGCTTATCTATGTTAATGGAGATAGTCATAGTGCAGGAGCAGAGCTAGTAGAAGATTTCTGCTTTGCCATGGACGACAGAAGATACATTCATCTAGGTCGCACACCACACCCTGAAGCTATACCCTATACCTTTGGATATTTTCTCAGCCAGAGTTTAAATGCTGGTTACTTCTTAGATGCAGAAAGTGCAGGTAGTAACCAGAGAATACTAAGAACTACAACTACATTCTTAGAAGAAAAATATAGTTCTCATACCACCATAATTATTGGCTGGAGTACATGGGAAAGAGAAGAATGGCTACACGAAGATTTATACTATCAGGTTACAGCAAGCGGTACTGATAGTGTTCCAGCAGAACTTGTAGACAAATATAAACAATGGGTAACAGAGCAAACCCAACAAGAGTTGGCTAAAAAACAAAGGTACTGGCACAATAAAATCTATGAATTCCATTTAGATTTACAAAGTAAAAATATCTCACATTTGTTTTTTAATAGTTACAATCACTTTAATATGTCTGATGCAGACAAGTTTGATTGGCAAAACTGTTATATAAATCCCTATGAAGACGCAGGCACTTATTTTAACTGGTGTAAGGAACACGGATTCAAAACAGTAAACAAAGGTTTACATTATGGTAGAGATGCCCAAATAGCCTGGGGTAAGTATCTGTTGCCTTGGTTGACAAACACATCTAATTCTAGTATAATACAAGCAGTAAAGGTTAATCCTAACCAACGAGTAAAATTTGGACCTACGAGGACTGGATGACAACTTATCTACTGGTTGATACTGCTAACACGTTCTTCCGTGCAAGGCACGTTGCCCACCGTGGCATGGATTCATGGACTAAACTGGGCTTTGCAATTCATGTAACACTGAACGCCGTAAACAAAGCACACAGAATTGCTGATGCTGATCATGTGGTGTTTGCACTAGAAGGCAGAAGCTGGCGCAAGGATTATTACACGCCTTATAAGCGCAACAGATCGGATGCAAGAGCAGCTCTAACAGAAGCAGAGCAAGAAGAAGATAAACTGTTCTGGGAAACCTATGATGAACTTACAACATTCCTCAAAGATAATTCAAATTGCAGCGTCCTTAGATGCGAAATTGCGGAGGCTGACGATATTATCGCACGGTTTATTAATATGCACCCTAACGACAACCACGTTATTGTTAGCAGTGATACTGATTTTGTTCAGCTAGTTAGTGATAACGTTCGTCAATACAACGGTATTCAAAATCATATGATTACCCTAGAGGGTATCTTTGACGATTATGGCAAGCCAGTTAAAGATAAAAAAACTGGCGAAGCAAAGGTTGCTCCTGATCCTGAATGGTTACTGTTCGAAAAATGCATGCGTGGCGATCCTACTGACAATGTTTTTAGTGCTTATCCTGGTGTCAGAACCAAAGGCAGCAAAAACAAGGTAGGCCTACTGGAAGCATACGAGGATCGTGCTAATCGTGGTTATAACTGGAATAACATGATGCTACAGCGTTGGGTAGATCATAACGGTGAAGAGCATCGTGTTCTCGACGACTATGAGCGTAATCGCACACTGGTAGATCTCACTGCACAGCCTGCTGAGATCAAAGAGTATGTTGACCAAACAATCCGTTCGCAGGTTACAGACAAGCACATGGGTATGGTTGGTGCTAAGTTCCTAAAGTTCTGCGGCAAGTATGAACTTAACCGTCTAGCTGAGGATGCGACTAAGTTTGCTGAATGGTTAAACAAGGGCTATGAATATGAAGTTGCAAGCTAAATCTATTGTAGATAACACTTTCTGGATTATCGAACGCAATGGCGAAAAGGTAGGCACACTTCGTCATGGTGATGACTATGTGCTAACAGTAAATAGTAAAAACTTCCGTTATCCGGATTTAAAATCACTGAGCACCAAGTTGGACATAGACTTTCAAAATAATCTAGTGAGGATCGAACCTGCCGGCAAAAGGCAGTTTGATGTCCATGGGTATCCGTGTAAAACAGAACCATTCAATGGTATTTTTGATTTAAAGCGCAAACTACCACTGTACACTAAAACTGAAAAGAGTCAGTGCTTCTACTGCTCAGGTTATTATGCAATTAATTTTGAGAACGGCTGGGTTCCTGCATATTGCCCTAAACTTATTACTCTAAGTAGAAACGAGCATAAGGGACCATTTAAAACAAAGTTAGAGATGCAGGAAGTTATTAGAAACCTAACAAATGGCTAAAATCCCACACTTCGGCAATCTTGAAAAATTAGCAAGCAAGTGTGCTTTGATTAAATCGGATAATCTGATAATTAACAAAACTGAAGCACAACACATTGCTATGGAATACCAGAAACTTCTTGGATACATAACTCAGATACAGGATGAGTTATTAGCTGAACGTGAGCGGCAAGCTACTGAAATAGAGATCCTAGGTCCAAATTTCTAATAAACTACTCATATTTCCAGATAAATAATATTGTATTATAATTGGAAAATCGATGAGTAGACCCAAGCCTACAGTTCTATTAGAAAAGGTTGATAAGCAGACTTACAAGTCTGATCAGGTCCTTGCTAGCGAAGGAATCTGGAGTGTATTCTATAAAAACCAACCCATTAATCTAAAGAGCAGTAACATGCTTATTAGCTATCCTGGTCCTAAATATAAGAAGGTCTCATTCAGCAATCCAGGCCATGCTATAAATCTTGCCAAAAAGCTTAATAAGAATTTCAACTGCTCCGACTTCACGGTAGTATTACTGAGCAGTGGTGAGACTATCTACCCAGATGCCCAATAAAAAAGAATATACACAGGCATTTCTAAAAAACATAGAAACTACTACTGTGCCAGCTGGTGATGAGCTGGCTTTCTTTTGGTTTAATATCAGGGATACTGGAGGGTTAAGGCTAACCGAAAATGGGTATTTTTGTCTAGTAGAAGATATTAAGTTAGAAAACTGGGAAATAGACATCCGTGAACAAAAGGTAACCCAAAGGTTCCTTTTGGACTTGGATCGTTTTATGAACTGTCCCTACTATGTACAGCGCGGCAGGTGGCCCAAAGTTATCCTGTTTAGTGAACAAACCTACTTCTGGCTGGTACTACATAACCAGGATTTCGAAAGGTTCTTAAATGCCAACAAAATATCGTCTTAGACATAATAAGCACCTGGAAAACTGTAAGTGGTCACATCTAATAACGGTAGATTTCCCAGACACTCGTCATAGGCCTTATGATTATGATTACTGGGGATATCGTAACGTAGAAATAACGAGTCGTGTAGAAGAACAAAAAGAAACCATCATGGCCCTACTACATGAAAGTTATGGACCACAGGATGGTTCTTGGAATATAAGATGGAGTGATTCAGGTGCAGACATCAGATTCAAAACTGAATCTGATGCTGCTAGTTTCCTGATGCTGTATACCCTACAGCCTATTAGTTAACCTTTTTGTCGTAATAAGCCCAGTTACCAAACGCTGGCTTGATGTGATCCGGACCATGGATAATAAACACCGTATCGCAGTAGAATTCGTCACCCCAGGTACCGCAGGGATAACCATCAGTAAACATCACAAAACGGTTAGGCTGAATGTCGTTGTCCTTCATAAACTTCCAGTTACATTCAAACATCGTACCGCCACCGCCCTGGGGCTTATAGGTCATGATGTCGTCGATGTTAGTAGCGTCGAACTCAGCGTAGTTATAGACTTCGGTATCAAAGCACCAGAGCTTTATCTTGAAGTCTGTGTACATGTCCATAATAGCCTTAATCTCGCTAAAGAAATCACGGGCCTGTTCGTTGCTAATGCTGCCGCTCATATCCACAGCAACCGCAATATCAATGGTAGTCTCAGGAACCATGCCGGGCAGCAGGAAGTCACTGCCCCAGCTCTTACGGCTACGGCGCATAAAACTGTAGTCGCTCTTGATTGAGCTTTCAATGCTCATTGCAAGCAGGCTGCGCCAGTCCATCTTGGGCTCAGTAAGATCTTTAACAATGCGAGCAACACCCGCAGGAAGGTTACCAGCGCCACCAGCCTGCTTGGCACTGTTGATTAATGCTTCCTTAATCTCATCACGGATCTTCTTGCGCTCTTCGTCAGAATAAGTAGGCTTACCCGAGCTCTTGAGGTTGCCGTTCTCGTCCTCACTAATGCCGCCAGATCCGCCCTCGCCATCATCGCCTTCCAGATGCTCGTCCAGCAGCATATCAATATACTGCTCTAGATCAATCTTTTCAGCGTTGGCATAGAGATCGTCGTAAATCTCCTCCATGCTCATATTGTAGTACTTACGGTCATGCAGAGCAGGCACTGTAGTAATAAGCTCACCAATGCGGCTCTGCACCAGATCTCCGTTTACGGCAAAGTCAGCAGCAATGTTCGCAATCTGAGCGTCGTGTTTGTTATCCTTACTACGGCCTAGATGCTCGTATACATTGTGCAGAACCTCATGCCCAAACAGGAACTCTACTTCCTTGCTCTTGAGCATGTTAATGAACTTGCTATTATAATAGAAGTTGCGACCGTCTGTAGCCGCCGTGGGCAACCACTGATCTGCGTTCACAAGCGGCAACCGAGTTGCCATATTGCCAAACCATGATGCCTTGAGAAGCAGGCTAACGCGAGCAGTAGTGAGCTTCTCGCGAGCATCCAGATCTTCCTGACGAATTGTCTCGAACCCCACAGGGAGGTTTACGTGCTTCTTGTTTGCTGTAGTTGTGGTCATACTTGTCTCCTATATGTATATATTAACATCGGAACGACCGTCGTCAACCGTTTTGGGCTATTTTTCACGCAACCTTGATGTGCCAGGTGAAGCAAGATTCCATCATCGAGACGGTGTTTTCCCAGGTATCGGGAAACTGGGAAACCAGCATTCCGTTGGGGTCACGCCCGATGAATTTATCGCCAACCTTGGTAATTGTTACATCGCCGGTTGAGCAGTTAACAGACTCCCACGTTTCCGTTGAGCGCCAATCCGACTTCTTCCAGTTGCTAACCATTTGCTTGCTCCTCATTTCCAACTTATACCGTATAATAGCACGGCTACCCAGATAGTCAACCATTCCTATAAAAAATAATCCGCAGAAAACTGCGATTCTTAAACCCCAGAAAACTGCGATTTTTAACCTATTGAAATATAACAAGAAAAAAAATATCATTTTTTTGCTAAGAAACGGCTGACATGTCCAATATATGTGCTATTATGAAGCATAAGTTGGAAATGAGGAGCAAGCAGATGGACAAGGTTTACGCAGTTATCGAAGATCTAGACAACAAGCGCAACGAGCAGGGTTTTGAGACTCGTTGGAGCATGTTTGGCGAAGAGATTGTTGATCTCAACGACCGTGTTGTAAACGAAGAGCGTGATATGTATCGTGTAACTTATCGTGCTTTCGACGAGAACCTGCAGGAATATGAGTTTAGCTCGTTCACTGCTACCAACACTGTAGAGGGTTTTTGGAGAGCGGCTGAGTCCGTTTTCCAGCAGGCCAAACGTGAAGTTGGTGATTGGCATGTGTTTGTCGAGGGCTTTGATCTCGTCGAAGACGGTAGCTTCCGGCTTACCACTGGTTCGTAAAGGTTGACATATAGCACAGATGTGCTATGTTTAGATATTAGTTAAACAAGGAGAAAGAAATGGCAGACATTGATGCCCGTACTGTTACTCTCGCAGAAGCCGAGAATCGTATTGTTCGTGCTTTCCGCAATAAACTTCCGGTTTTCCTCTGGGGGCCTCCGGGTGTAGGCAAGAGCGAGCTTATGGCTGGCATTGCTGACAAGGGCACCCTGGGTAATACTGCCCTGGTAGATATCCGTGTTGCTCTTATGGAGCCTACGGACCTGCGTGGCTTGCCCTTCCTTAGCAAGAAGCAGGATAACATGCTCTGGGCACCTCCAGTGGATCTGCCCAGCGAAGAGATGGCTGCTGAGT